AGAAGGGAGGTTGTATTTAAATATAAAACTGATTCAAATGATAAGGTAGTGGAGCATAGGGGGCAAACTTTATGGGATGGAATATTAGATGAAAACCCTTATAGGGAGTTTGCAGGTACTGAATTTCCTGTAGGAGAGGTTGTTTTTGAAAATCCATTCTTCTCAGGCTGTTACAACTCACAAGATGGTCAAACTAATGCAGGTGCTGCAAGTACAAACGCAACACCATTTAGAGCTAACCTTTGGGGACTTTGTGATACAGGTAGCGTACCAACTCCAAATGGAACTTGCAGACCACCTAAAGGCTATAATTTCCAACCTAGACTTTTAAATTATGTTAAATCTTCTGTACTTCCAACTGCAGGTATTACTCCTATTAGATTTGCAGCAGGGACTCAATGGTGGTCAGCTACTGATTTACAATCTCTAATTGCAGGAGCGGAATCTACTAATTTTACATACCCCTTTCTATGTTATGCTAATAGTGCAGATGGATTTACTCTTTCAGGTTTTCCTAGAAACCCATTAACTTATGGTAGTGTAAAGCAAAAAACTTACAATCCTGTAGCAAATTCAATAGGTGCTTCTGTAATATATAAAGGATTATACCAAGAATACTATCAAAATATGATAGAGCAGATTAAAACAAATCCAAGAATAAAAACAGTATATGTTAATCTAAAACTATCTGACATAAATAATTTAGATTTAAGAAAATTAGTTTATATTGATGGCTATTATTACAGGATAAATCAAATTATGGATTACAATCCTAATAACAATGAAATTACAAAGGTAGAGTTAATTCTTTGGGAATATAAGGGAGCTTTTGTGCCTAAATTATCATTTTAATAACAATAATAATAAAAAATGGAGCAAATAAATAGTAGAGGACAGGCTTTAGAGGAAGGATTAGATGTATTTATATCTGTACCTATTTTATCTAATGAATATTTATCATTTAATGATTCTATTACCAACTCTACATTAAGTACGACTAATATAATTACTTCAACTTCTAGTTACGCTACAGAAGCAGTATCATCAGTAGGATTGCCTAATTACTCAAACTCAAATTGGTATAGGTTTTCATCAGTTTCAGAAACAATACCTACTTCAATAGATAATACGATTACATTGCCTGTAGCTGTATCAAGAGGTGTAAGCAGCACTTCAGGTATATTTCAAGAACTAAAGCAATTAATAAAAGGACAAGAATATAGTATAACTATAAACTTTCATAATTCTAATTATGTGGGTACTTTAGGGGTTTCAACTCTTTACAATTCTACTATTCAACCATATCCATTGACTCAATCTAGTATAACTACTTATACTTTACCTTTAAGTAGTATAAATCTTGATTTTAAGGCATATAGCACAGCAGACATACTTTTTATTGATTTCACATCAAGTGTAAATGGAAATTCAGCATCTATATCATCAATTAGTGTTAAAGAAAAAAACAATTATTTAATTCCTTTACTTACAGAATTAGATTCAGGAACAACTAAAGTTTTAAGGAGAAAATATAACACATCAATACCTTTAGATGAAGGTCAACCAAGAGATTAATGTCAGCATATAAAGTAATAGACCAAGCGTTAAAAACTGCAGGAGAATTTTACATTGAGTTACTTCAAACAGAACTTGTATTTCAGGAGCATCTTGCCTCTAGGAAACTATATTCATCTTTTAAAACTATTGTTTCTGAAAGGGGTGGTAATTTATATATGGATGTTGTAAATGATACTGAATATATGTGGTTGGTTAATGATGGAAAGAGTAGAGTACCTGATGTTACCTTTGAGGATATTAAGGCTTGGACTCAATTAAAAGGGCTAGACTTCTCTAAGAAAAGAATTTGGAGTGTAACAAATGAATTAAGACAAAATTACTACACAGCAGGTGGTTTGCTTGTTGCACCAAGAAGAACAGGCTTTATAGATTATGCTTTTGGAATTGCAGATTCAATGGGGATAAATCAAATGGTAGAAGATGAGATATTAAAGCAGATAGATGCAGTAATAGGAGAAGAAGGACAAAGTAAGGCAATACAATTAACGATAAGCTAAAATAAAATTATGACATTAAAAAGTAAGGTAGCGATAGAGGTAGTCATCAAAGACATCAAAAAGATTGCTGATTTAAAAAAGGGATTAAAGGAGTTAAGGGCAGAGCAGAAAAAACAAGAAACAGAGTCTAAGACAGGGCAATTTCAGTCTAAGAAAAATGCAAAAGCGTATAAAGAAAGAGCAGCAGCAATAAAATTTACTTCTAAGCAACTTAGAGAGTTAAATAAAGATATGGCAGGTACTACTAAAGCAACTAAAGCTGCTACTAAAGCAACTAAAACTGCTACTAAAGCAACTAAAGACTCTACAAAGTCATCTAATGGAATGGCAAAGCAGTTCATTAAAGGTGCTGCAGCTATTGGAATTGTAGTGGGTGCATTTAGAATGGTAAGTAAAGTTGTTAGTTCAGTAGTAAAAACATTTAGTGATTTTGAATTTGTAATGGCTAAAGTAAATGCAGTTTCAGGAGCAACAGATACTGAGTTTAAACAATTATCAGAATCAGCACAAGAGTTAGGAAGAACATCATTCTTTACAGCAACACAAGTAGGGGAATTACAATTAGCTTTCTCTAAATTAGGGTTTACTGCAGCAGAAATACAAGATGCACAAAAAGCAACATTAGATTTAGCAACTTCAACAGGAACAGACCTCGCAAGAGCTGCACAGGTAGCGGGAGCAGCAGTAAGAGGTTTTGGTTTAGAAGCTAATGAAACACAAAGAGTAGTAGATGTAATGGCTGTTTCCTTTGCAAGCTCTGCTATGGATATTGAGAAATGGCAAACATCCATGACAAAGGTAGCTCCTATTGCAAAATCATCAGGATTCTCTATAGAAGATACAGCAGCTATAATGTCTAAATTAGCTGACTCAGGGATTGAAGCTTCTATTGCAGGTACATCCTTAAGGAATATATTACTTAAAATGCAAGACCCAACATCTGATTTGTCAAAATCTTTTGGAGGGACAATACACTCTTTAGATGATTTAATACCTGCTATGAAAAAGTTTACTTCTGAGGGAGGTAGTATGGCAGATGTTATGGAAGTTGTTGATTTAAGACAAGCAGGAGCTTTTGAACAAATGCTAAGTACAACTGATGCTACTTTGGAGTTAAGAGATGCACTATTAAATGCAAATGGAGAGGGAGAAAGAATGGCTTTGATTGTAGGAGATACACTTCAAGGAGCTTGGTTAAAGTTTAAATCTGCTATAGAGGGAGCTTCTATAGTTCTATTATCTTTTGTTGCAGAACCTTTTACAAAAATGGTTGAAGGTATTGCAACTTTTGTTAATAATATAACTTTGTTAATGGAGGGGTTTGATAGTTTAAATGAAAAAATAGTAGAAACGGCTAAAAACTTTCAAAAAGAACAAAAGGCTACTGAAGGATTAATCAATGAATACTCAAGACTTGATAGTATTACTGAAAAAACAAAAGAGGAAAAAATAAGATTTGGTATTGTAACAAAAGAATTAGAGGATAATATAGGGGACTCCATTAAAATTATAGATGCTGAAACAGGAGCTTTAGTTTTAAATGCTAAAGCTTTAGATTTGGCTATTTCTAGGCACGCTTTATTAGCAGATGGAGAAGCTGTAAAATTAGTAAGACAGTTAAATAAATTAAAAAAAGAATTAGATGGTAATAATAAGGCTTTAGGAGAAAACAATACTGTTATTCAGCAAAACCAAGACTTACTAAATGAACTAACTACAACTGAATCTCAAAGGGAAGTAAATTTAAAACAAACAGCTAATACTCAGAAATTTTTAAACGAACAGGGGGAGGAGCAAGTAATAGTTTCAGGAAAAGTTAATTTATTAAACTCAGAACAATTTGCATTAACTGAAAAAATAGAAGGGTTAAAACAAAAAAGTCTTACAACAAATTTAAGAGATAATCAGCTCAAAAAAGAGGAGTCAGAAATATTAAAAATGTTAAATGATTTGGGTTATAGTAATGAAGAAATAAATAACTTAAATGCTAAAGCTTTAAAAGAAGTTACTACAGAGATAAAGAATAAGAATACAGTTGCAGAAGGTGGTATTGAAACCCAAGAAAAAGACAACACACTTGCTTGGGCTAGAATAAGGTTAATGGAACAGGTTTTAGCAGGAACCAAAAGTTTAAAAGATGCAGAGAGAGAGCTAAGAGATATGGCTATAAGTAGAGCTGAAACAGAATTAGCTTTGCTACCTTATTCTATTTTAATTTCAGATACTCGTTTAGAGCTTGAGCAGAAAATTATAGACCTTAAATTGAAGGGCAGAAAAGAAGATGAGAAGGGTGCTAAAAAAGCAGCTAAAAGTAGAGAAGACCAAATAAAAGATTTAGGAGATTTAGGAAGTGCTTTACAGGAGGTCGCAGGAGAAAACAAAGCTTTAAATGGAATTAAAAAAGCAGGAGAGGCCATCACCAAAGCAGCAGCAATAGCAGAATCTATATTTAATTTAGAGAAATCAATAGGAGTTATTATTGAAAATAAGTCTTCAATAGCTAAATTACTTGGAGTAAAAGCTACAACAGCAAATATTGTAGCAACAACAACTGAAACTGCAGTTGAAACTGTCGGTCTAGTTCCAAAAGCTACAGGTGTTATTTTAGGAGCTGCTAAAGGACTCGGGCCTTTCGGTATAATTGCTATGGTAGCTATGGCTGCTATGGTTATGAAGGTTATGAAGATGTTTGAAGATGGAGGTATAATTAGTGATGGTAAGAAATTTGCTAATGGAGGAATGGTTCATGGAGCAAGTCATGCGAATGGAGGAGTTAAGTTTGCAGTAGGTGGTAGAGTAAATGAACTAGAAGGTGGAGAAGCTGTAATAAATAAAAGAAGTACAGCAATGTTCAGAAATCAATTATCATCTATGAATGAGGCAGGTGGAGGTGTTAAGTTTGCTGATGGCGGATTACTTAGTTCTCCTTCATTTACAGAAGCTCAGTTTGGTGCATCTAATCAATCTGCAATGATGGGAGCTATGGGAGGGCAAAGAAAAGTAGTAGTAGTAGAGTCTGATATAACAGACAGCCAATCAACAGTTAGTGTAATTCAAGCTAACGCAACCTTTTAATAATTAAAAAAAAGTAAACAAATGTTTG